CCTAGCCGGGCTTTACCCGGTTTGGTCGTCTTTTGCTTATGTGGTATATTCTCCATTTTCGAATGGACGATATATCGCATAGGTTTTCTATTCTCTTAAAAACTAACTATATCTGTTATATATTTGTATTGTTTATAAGGTGGTGGGTTTAGAGTTTTAATTGTAAGTAGGATACTCTACTTCCCCACTTTTGTTTTGTACTATGTTTAAGGTAGCACCTAATGTGCTATTCTTAGTCCACCGAAGTTTTAGTGAAAGCAACTGCTTTAGATTATTTTGCCCTGGGTCTTACCCACTTGCATTTACGCCGTGAGGTATTGTGCTTGATGTTGGACAGGGATCTAAATAAGTGACCTATTTTGTTCTTGGTCTTTGCTAACGTTGTTAGTAGCTATTAATTAGGTGGTACTGCGCGTAAGCTAGAACTTACGACAAGTGACCTGGGTATGTCATTTAAACTACTCATTCAAAATTTACAATACATATGGCTACAACAAAAAGAGATATGAGTTCAAGTGACAATAGCGTGACAGGCGAAACTCTTGGATTGTCTCAAGGCCAACAGACCAATGTATTGATTCCGAAGACCCGACTGACTGAGAAACGAGGACCGATTACGACAACGTTTGCAAATGCTCGAGAATGCGATTCTGCCAACAGAACAGTGCAGAATATCCGCGCCGCGAGCGTCACAGGATACCAGGAGGCTGATATGTATACACAAACGAACAGACGAGTACAGGTCGGACAGTTCGAATGGAGTGGAACAATGCCTCGAGGGACTGTGATAAAGGTGTTGACGAGTCAGCTCATCATGGACAAGATTTTATCATTCACACGGAACAGAGATTTCTACAGATATTCTCGCAGCTCAATCGAGCTGCAGATTGGAGTGTCTGGATCAGCCCTCATCCCAGGAGCGTTGCTGGTTACCTGGGTACCACAGAGGGCCGGACTCTCTATTCCAGCGGTCATGGCGGACAAATTCCAGAATCTCTTGTGTCTTTTTCCACACCAGATCCTACAACCACAGAACCAAGTTGGCTCGAAGGTTCTCGGCCCCTTCATGGAGGAGCGGAGAGTCTTTGACCATCTGACGAACTACCCCGAGGCAGAGCGCGTGTCAGGCACGTTCTTCTTCTCTGTGTTTAACACATTGAAGACAACTGGAGCAGTTTCTGTGACGATCTTTGCAAATCTGGTGGGACTGATGCTGAGGTTCTACACGTCTCCAACAGTGGAGGGAGACCTGGCCGCCCTTGCGACACGGACTGATTTGAAACCTGAACAGAGACGGAAAATTCTGGAAGCACTACAAGTGGAGGAGGCCGGAATTGAAGATGACACACACAAACCAACAGTGACAACCGAAGCCAGCATGAGTAATCAAGCTACAGAGCAGGAACACATCAGAGATGAGGTGGTCACGGATGTAACTGGTGACGCGGATGACGATAAAGTCACGGAGCCAAGACAAACGGAGCGCCCAGTTGGTGGCGTTGACACCGGACAGGCTGTGGGCTGGAACAAACGAGCCTACGGAGACTTGGCCTTGATGTTGGCCAGGCCTATGAAATTGGCAACATTTCCGCAAACCAAATGGACTGAGGGAAACAGCTTGATGCTTTTCAGCATCTCTGCATCGGACCTGCCCAAACTCTTCCCCACAAGCTGGAGCTTCATGTTCTGGTCGGGGGGAATGCGCATTGTATACGTGTCTACGGCCACGTATGCGACACCAGTGCTGCTCGAGTGCAGGTACAGCACCAATTTCCAAGTCTTGAACTTGTCTGAGAACAGACAGGGATCATTCATGATACCCTACTACAACCAGTTCTCAGCACAGGCGACACGGACACAGGCCATACATCCCATGTATCCTGTGGAGCTTCACGTGAGTGTGGCTCCTGGACAGACAATGCCAGCAGATCTCAAGATCGACTTCTATCTGTGCGTGGCGGATGACTTCAGGTACCAACAGCCGGTACCAAACACCGAAGTCTTGACCTTTGAACGGGCATATGCGCAGTTTTACCAGCCGCACTACCACTTCGCTCCGAATGGAGTGGTGGATTCAGTGGAGCAGGCCGGAATATCAGATGTCGTCAAGGGGGTCGTGGACACGGTCTCAAGTCTGGCGCCCTTGGTGGAAGAGGGAGTCACGATGTTCGGCTCCATGCACAAACCAGACCAATGGATTGGACAGAACTTCACAGCCGTGGATTTGCCTCACACAGGCAATACACTGGCGTTCTGGAAGGACGAGGTTGTGCCGGTGGATCAGACTGTCTCGCAGTTCACAGACAATGTGAGATATTCGACGGTTGAGGGATATGCGACACACATGCTGCGTGCATGGACGTATTCCTGGCCGATGACGGCTGACCCAGGACAGGTGCTCGGAACCTTTCCGATCAACACGGCTGGTCTTCCAGCCCTGGACAACCTGCCACGAACACCATTGATGTGGAGGGGTACAATACAAGTGTCCATACAAGCAGTGAAGGCAGTCACACAGAAAGGAATGCTGAGTGTGGTGATCCATCCCAGGGGATTGGTGGTGACACAGGATAACTATTTCAATTTCATGTCATACCAGTTCGACATCTCCAACCAGCAGTCGCTGGACGTGGATGTGCCATTTGCGGCGGATGCGGACTACCTGCTGAAAGGGGAATACAGGACAGAGATCTCGTTGATGATCACCAACAGATTGCAGACAGCTGGAGGAACGATGGGTTCAGAAGTCGACTTGAACGTGTTCATGGCGGCCGGGTCGAACTTCGAGATGAAGTTCCTCCCACCACAGGTGGGGCTGATACAACTGGAGGTCCCAAACCCAAAGAAACGAGTCCTGGGATGCGCAGATCCTGTTGGATTTCCTGGAGGTGGTGACGCCTGTGGAGAGGAGGAGGACGCACCTGAAAGCATCAAATTGCTACCAGACAAAGGACACTTGGAGTATTCCAAACTCAAGTGCAAACCACTGACGTGCTGCGACACACGAGTTGCAGTGACAACAACAGTGGAAGCAATGAAGCTGGCGGGAGCTGTACAGAACAAGTTCAAGTTTCAGCGCAGGATTGTTCTGGATGTAGGGGAGAAAAATCATCTCCACTACCACGATGACACACATTGCTTCAAGGTGGAGCTGGCCGATGACGACAATGTCAATGTGGCAGCCGCCCTGCTGGCGGACCACATGGTACACCTGAAGTACATCAAACCCTGGAAGGTCAGATTGTTCAAGAACAAGAACCTCAGGGTGACCACGGATAGACCGGTCAGAAAAGTCCACAGAGAAGGCCGCGTGCACTTCTACACAGTGAAAGATGGAACTGTGTTCACAACGGAAGTGTTGCCGGGGGTGAAACATGCTGAGGAGAGATTCCAGGCCGCTGTTGATGTGAAGCAAAAAGGATGGGACTTTGGATTCACAGATTACTTCGTCAAGAAGTTCTCTTCCCAGGTCTCAGAGAAGACAATGCATCACGTAGAAGGAGCCACGGAGAAAGTCAAGAAATTCATCACGGCACTGGAGAACAAATTGCGGATACCATTCGATTGGAAGAAGTTCGCAATGGCCATAGCGGTCAAGATCCCCGCTTATCTTGTGGACATCTCACAGCTGGACAGCACTACCAGATTGGTGGGTCTGCTGCTGCATGTGGTTGGCGATGTGCTGGCCGCAACTGGTGGTTGGTACATCATGAACCAGGTCGCGAAAGCTGTGGGTGATGGGCTGCAGGAGCTGATCGATGGAATGACGATGCCGGAAGAGACAGCTGATGGTGATCCTGAGGAGGAACCAACTGGATGGCTTGGTGCAGTGTATGCGTTCGCGAAGAAGGTCACTACCTCGATTGTGGGATATGTTCCCTGTGCGTGGAGTGGCTTCCTGACCATCTGCAGATCCGTTGGACTCATCGGATTGGCGGTGAGAGGCACACAGGCGATCTTCACAGCCATCAAAGCCTGCTTGAAGATGGTGGGCGTGGGACTGGACTCACAGGAGAAGTCCTTGCTGGATCTAACCAAGCTGGTACAATCTGGGGAAGTGACCGGAAACCTGAAGGCAATGAGAGAGTTTGCGCTTATCAGTCCTCACATGGCAATGAGCGACGCCAAGAAGAAACAGCGCATTGACAAATTGCGAAAGGAGGCACTGCTCTACATTGAGAAGGGCAGTTGGTGCAAAGAACCAGAGATAGCGGGAATGGTCCAGACAAGCAGACAGTTCGTCCGATGGGCGGAGAGCATCCCAAGACAGACACCAGGAGATGGAACGTTCGAGCCGGTCTTCGTATATATTTACGGAGATCCGGGAACCGGCAAATCAATCATGGCGAACAGGATGGGTGCTTCGGTGCTGAACAAGATTGGACATGTGGGTGAGCGTCCATATTCCATGGTTGCTGGATCAGCGTTCTTCACGGGGTATTATGCACAACAGGTCGTCATCATGGATGACCTATATGCCTCGACTGATGGAAAGGACGCAGCACAGATTGTGCAGATTGTCTCGCCTGCACCATTCCCACTCCCAATGGCAGACATCATGAGCAAGTTCACCATATTCAATGCAAAGATGGTGATTGCTACGAGTAACATGACAGGAGCCATGAGGGATTGGGTGACGTGCCCGGCTGCCCACCAAAGAAGGTACAAGAACACGTGCTACAAAGCTCATCAAGACGGCTATTATACAAAACAAACCATTGATGCACAGGGTGTGTTCGTGGATGTACGTCGCATGACCTCAGATGAAGTGATCCAGGACAGCTACAAAGAGCTTGTGAGGAAATGGAAAGTCCATTTGGCGATTGCTGCAGTGAATCTCTGCGCGCTGGAGGACGATGATGTCATGAGCAAAATGAGAGCACAACATATCTCGGATCTCGGGATGGTACCCGAACAGGCTGGGATAGAACAAGACATCGATGCGATGTTGGAACAGGAGTTCTTGTCACAGGCGGAACGCAAGCAAATGGCAACTTGGCTCACCCATCAGGAACAGTGGAAAAAGGACCACCCATCTGATAGGGTTGATGCAGAGGCAGCAACAAGAGAGCATCTTGTGGAGGCAGCGTTGAGACCTTATGGGTATGCAGCGGCCGGTTTTGGGATCGAACCCAGGATGGAGGCCGACCCTGAGAAAGAACCTGAGCCCATCCCTGAGACTACGAGCAATTCTCATGATTCCAAGCAGATTGTCTCACTTCCGGTGTGGAAGAAAGATGAGGTAGGGGAAATTCAATGGAGTACCCTCCCGGATGTGCTGGATCAGAACATCTTGCTTGAGTGCATGGCGACGGGGCCAACCAAGTTTGCGGCCAAGCTGAAAAGCAGCACTGGATGGAACCTGGAATGGACTGGAAAGGACGAAACGGCCATGGCGTTGATGTGCGGTTACATTGACCCAACCCCTTTGACGACTCAGGCTGAGTTCGAGAATGCGTCAAGACATCGTACAGCACATGCGGTGTATTATTGTCGACGTCGCTTGCAGGCCCAGGGAGTGGAGCTTGCCGATGTCGCAGCAGATGCTTGCTGGATCAGGAAGTTGTGGGTCAAGCTCAAGGCGAAAATCACCGCCACACGACTCCTGAAGTACACTCTCGTTTTCGTCGGTTCTTTGATCGGCGTTGGCGCGGTGTTCTATGCAGGAAGGAAGCTGTACAACTATGTGAAGCAACCAACAGAGGCTGCGACCACATACACAGTGACACACAACAAACCTGTGCGGAGTATCCAGATTCCAGTCCAGAAAGGGCTTGAGGAGAAGGCTTCTGTTGTGGAAAAGAAGATCTGGAGATGGGAGAGACACAGAGGAGACAAGGTGCTGACAGTCAATTGCATGGTGATTGGAGGTGGATATGCCTTGGTTCCGGCACATGCTGTGTCGTTTGATGCCGAGCATTTCCTCTATGTGCCACATGGAGGCGGTGTTGTGAGCAGAGAGCCCGTCATCGTCCATGAGAAGTATACACAGCAGGGCATCACCAGCACAGGACACACAGACATCATGCTTGTGTGGCTCGGAGCCACATTGGCCAGAACAAGAGATCTGACGAACTATTTCATGACGGACAAACAATGGAACGCGATGAGCAGATTCCAGGGGTGTGCACTATTGAGAAACCCCAAGACAGGCAAGATCAGAGAAACTCATGGCTTGGTTGACTATGAGATTGCAGTGCCTATTAGACGCACTGTTGGTCAGGTCAACACGGACGCGTTCGTCATGCCGGGTCATGTGATCAAGGGAGAGTGTGGCAGCCCCCTCTTCAACACAACAGAGTCGTTTGACGACCGCATTGTTGGGGTGGTTGTTGGTGGTTGTTCTGTCCTTGGATATTATGCTGCTGTGACTCAGGAATGGATCAGGACTGCAAAGGACACAATTTCTCAGGCCAACAATATTCCTCAGCTGCAAGAGCTGGAGGAATCAATGGTGGTGGTCGAGAAAGGAGATGCTACCCTGTATTCCAAGAGCGGGTCTCCAGTACCCTACCCTGACGAACAACCGCAGTGCATTCCATTGGCACTGGATGATGACACAAAAGGACATGTGTATCTGAAGACAGCGTACAAGCAAATCGAACACCCGCTTGTGCACCAGGCGTCATTCGCGCAGGAGGGCGTGTTCGCAGATGTGAGACAACCATCTGTGGAGGCCCTGAAGGTTTCGCGAGACACTGTGGTGAAGGATGTCAAGATGGACGGCACGATCTTCACAAAAAAGAGAACCCAACCTCATCCTGATTCTACAGTCGTGGCCGTGACTGAGGAGGCCATGAACCTGTTGCTCAGAGGATCCATGACCGATTGTCGATTGCTGACAGAACATCAGATCGTCAATGGTTATGTTGATGTCAACGCAAAAGGGATCGTGGTGACAGCAAACGCGATCAACAGACAGTCGGCAGCAGGCGTCGACATGGACAAAAAGTTCGGCAAGAAGAAAAGAGGGGAACACTTGAAAGACACAGCTCTCGGGTACAAACTCAAGAAGGAGGTCAAGGATTATTTTGATTTCGTTGAGTTTGAACTGATCGAGGGAAGAGTTCCCGTTCTCTGGACTGAAATGTGCATGAAGGATGAGCTGAGAGGAAGATTGAAAATCAGAGAAGGAAGAGTGAGATGGTTCTACATACAATCCATGGCCCTCTACTTCCTGCAGGCCAAATATTTTGGCGACTTCCTCAATCAGTTCAGAGCTGCTGGATTGGCTCTGCACCACACGCTGGGCCTTGACCCTCCCCAGATTTGGAACCGACTTGGTTCCATGTTTGAGGGTGAGGCTGGCGTCATCGATGGCGACGTTTCCGGATGGGACACCTGTTTTCCTCGGTGGTTGTATGAGACTTTTCGACGTCTTGTCGAAAGGTTCTACGCAACTGCTACGATGGGAGAGAGGCGCGTGAGGCTTTGCCTCTTGGATCAAGCGATGAACACACCATGCTTGGTCGGACCCCAACAGTTGTTGGTGTTTGGACACAAGAGTGGTTTGTTCGGAACAACAGAAATCAGCACACTGTGCCATGTGTTTCTGCATCTTATGGTGCAGGTCAAACACATCGGCTTCATCGGCAGGGAAATGCCCATGCAGAGAGTGCTTGATATCACATCTGTGAGCAATGGAGACGATTTTCTGCTGAAGAATGAGAATCGCATGATGGAATCTGTGATCACCACATATGAGGAGGCTGGATTCAAATTGACTTCGTCACAAAAGGGTGAAGAGCTTTCGGCTCGCGACATTCAGGATGCGACGTATTTGAAGAGGAGATTCACCCTTGTCGGAGGACACATGAAGGCATATGTGCCAGACATTGCCATCGAGACTCTGGCCGGACTCATCAATTGGAAAAGAACAACAGCCAGTGTGAGGGACAATATGCTGGATGCATTGTCGTTCTTGAGACAGGGAACGAACTACAGATTCTTCTTCTCCCTTCTGCACATCTTCCATGAAATCACACATGAGAAGGACCTTTCATGGGACACCTTCGGAGACAGGTATAACCAGACGGTCTTCGATTCCATGAGAGAACCTGACTATGAGATGGAGGGTGTCTATGCCTCAGTTGACCACAATGTGATCGAGAGGTATGTCAATCGTGGAGCCAACGTTGACGGGTGGAACATGCGTTTTGATCTGCTGAGAGATCCGCATCTTGGAAGAACATGGGTCATCAAAACCTACAGAATGCATTTCGGATTGCACTATGCATCCCTGCGAGAGATGCTCAATGCTGTGAGCTATATGATCTGCAGATGGGGTGCTCTGTGCTTCTCGAGGATTGAGTGCGTCCCATTGACGTACCTCGCAGCTGCAGAACCTGGCGGATTGAGTGGGGATGAAGTGAGGAGGATTCTTCACAATACGCCAGCTGAGTTGACCTTCCACAAGGTTGCCAAGTGCTTCTATCACTCGCCCTTTAAGAGTGGGTTGTGTCTGGAACTCCGGGAAGACATGCTGAGAAGACTCGGATTGAAGGAGAGTGACCAGAAACCTGTGGCGAAATCGAAATGGCAACTTGTCCATTAATTAAAAGACGACAGTCTATAAACTGATACAGACGACAGTCTATAAACTGATTATGATTGAATGAGCAAAAGCATAGGCCTATCTAAAATTTTAGTGTGGCTATTCAATCACAAATCCTGAGACGGAGGTCTATAAACAGACAATAACAATATCTTATTTCTAATTTTCTATTTTGTATTTGATATATTGTATGTTATTGTATGATGCTTGATAATAATAATATTTCATCTTTTAATTCTCTATTTTGTATTTGTTATATTATATGTTATTGTATGATGTTGTTGAGTGAGCATTTGCATCGGTCTATCTAAAGATTTTTAGTGTGACTACTCAACAGAAATAAAACAAAATTGTATTCCCGTATATATCATAGAACTATTAAAATGTTTTTAAAGAAAATAAAATAATATAAATATGTATTTTGTATTTAAGATTTCTTTCATGTTTAAAAGCTTATATCTATTTTAATGAATTGACAATATGTATATTTTTGAATATGTATGCTATTTATGTTGGAATAAAAGTCTTAGCGTTGAAGCCTCGTGACGAAATCCTATTTAGGAGAACGGTAGCCTTCGGGTGATGTATGTCACTGGTCATCTAGCGTTGGGATTGGTAGTGATTTACCATATATACAATTATGAATGGTTCGATGCGACCATTATATTATAATGAAAGGTTTTAGCCATCCCCCAATGGGCGTGGTTTGATTATAAATTTTAAATTACTATTGATTATATAAAAC